AAACCAATGCATTTGCAACATCACTCACTGACTGCATGATATCTTGGTAAGTTTGAATGTTTTGAAAAAGTTTCATCGTTTCATCCAATGACTTGATAGTCATCTCAAAAGGAATACTACCTGTAGCAAATGCAACAGCAATAGCAGCACCTGTTAAAGGCGTTATGAGATAGATTGGAAACGATGTAACATTCACATGTGAAACCAACTGAATGATTTCGAGACATGGAGAACGCAGGCAATCCACATGAGATACTTTAAAGTACTTGAAATCAGATGACACAAACACATGAGATGGCATGGTATCCAACTGCATCGCAAAGCTCTGCATGTTTGTCATAAATATCACACTATTATCATAGCAAACCCTGAATATATTTTATCTTATCATATTTTCTCTGAAAACATACATATGCGAAGTTTTTTGACTTAAACTTTGCGCTCTAAGTATAATATTATGGACAACTTAGAATTTATATTGAACATCCTAAAGGTGGAAACAAATAGAATGTGCCTAACTGAAAAAAATGCATTACTGCTATATGTTGTTGAAAGGTCAACGATAGAAGATAATAATCTAACTCATCATGACCATGTAAAGTTGGAACGGTTAATGGAGACTATCGCCTATATTATGGAAGAAAGAGTACGTAATGCTACACATGAGACTACATATGAAATTACGATGGACAATGACATTCTTGATATGGGTTGGTTTGACGATTTTGCAATGGAACGCATTAAATGTTTCAAACTTAATGACGGTTGTGACTGGTGGAGCCATAGAACTATCAGTGAATGGGCAAAAGATTGGTTGACGTCTATTTTTGCCGACTACCTATACGACCTACATACCACGCAAAAATAAACGCAAAATATATATTTGATAAGTAAAGCAAGTATAAAATGAACAATTCTGATGTTTATTTCCAAAATGCGCTTATCCCTCCTCCTGAAATGAAAAGTGAAGTTATCAAGTACACAAGAGTCGCAATAGACAGTAAAGACAGAGACAAGTCTTTATTTCCTAATGCAAACAGTTATGAAATAAAGTTAAACAACGAGATTGACGATGTTGTTTCTGCCAAACTGATCAATGCTGATATCCCTTTATCAATGTACTTAATCAATAAGTATTTTGACACTTTGACCGTTGAATACAACGGAAGTACGCACAATATCATGTTAGAGCATGGAGATTATCAAGATACACAACTAGCAACAATGATTACCACTGCTCTAAATAATGCATTTGGTGCAAATACATTCATCGTTACATACAACGCAAACAAAGACAATTACGTGTTTGCATCCACAAATGAATTCTCGTTGGTATTCGGTGCCAGCAAGAACAGTTTGGATGCTTTGCTTGGGTTTGGTAAGAGAACATACGCATCGAGTATGACAGGTGACGCCCCATACACACACATAATAAAAGGAGAATATAGGAAAAACTTCGATTACAATAATTGCCTCATCATGTACATTGATCATTTTGATTCATATCATAGTCCCACCAACGAGATCGACAAATGTTTTGCAATACTACCAGCGGTATATACTATGTTGAACATATCTGCTTCGCCAGAGTTAATAAAGATATTCTCACCTCCAATTCCACGCTTAACAAAACTTGTCATATCATTTCTCGATAGATACGGAAACCCATATGATTTTTGCAACATGGAACATAGATTTGAAATTCTTGTCAAAAGCCATAAGCAAGCAAGGAAATATTTTCAAATCTTTGCAGACTGACTGAACAATGCTTTATTTTTTTGAGACAGTGTTGGGACACTCTACATACCAATTATAGTTGCGTGAGTTTGCCATTGTTTTGTTTTGTTGATGGAAATACATTCTGTTACTTCACGCATCAATCTACTCCTGCATACCTGATAACTGGGATTGGATACACTTTCTCTCCATTGTCGTTGTATTTTGGAAGCCATTCTGTTTTCGATACTGGGACATACATAGAACGTTGGTTGTCTCATGTCTGCAATTTTTAGTCGTTCTGTAGTCTGCAAATAACCATACAAACAATACAACTCGAACTTACAACAAGACACATCTATTAATTCGAGGTCATGATACCTCATACCAATCAAATTCATCACGTAATCTTTCTTGTTTCTGGTGCAAGCAAATGAAAACTGATTGCTTTTCAGGGTATGCTTGATAGGCCGAAAAGCTTCTGGATCAATAGACTGATAATAGAAATGCACATGAAATGGAAGGTATGTCTTCATATTCATCGTAAACTCAATAGGTTCCAAAGCATAGAAGCCAATCAGTATATCACCTTCATGTGGAACTTTTGAGTTGGTGAGTTTAACTGCACGCACCGAACAAGAGGTTTTGTGTAACAACAAGTCATTCCATGCCACCACTCGGTCTGTTGGAAGTTTATTAAAATTCCAATATGGACTTGCCAATCTTTGGATGATTGTTTTGGTTTCATTACTTAACTCCATTTTATTGACCAAAAAATGTATAGTTAAGTCCTTTGCTTATGAGATACTCGCAAGTGGCATCATCAATAGGTCAACAGCAGCGACCTTTGCATTGTCTTGGTTGGTATAAACATATTTGTAGATGAACAGTCCATTGATGTAGGACAAAATTAGTGCTAAGATAGTTAAAAACATGAAGCTATGTGACTTCCGCAATAATGGGATCTTCACGTTGTCATGATATACATGCCATGTGATCAAACAACAAATTGAAAAGAGGAACATGAAGCCACCACCGAGACCCAACACTTCATATGTATTGTGCTCCTTATCATCTTTTGTAATAGGAATGTCTGTGTACAATACAAAATAGTAAAAGATAATCATAAAAACACCCACTAAAGTGTACAATGCTGTTGTGATATGAACATTGTTAAGTATTTCTACATGAGATGGATGTAAGTGTTGCAACAAACGCAATCCATGAAGAATGGCATACACACCAAATACGAAAAGTATCGCATTCAATATATAGCCTGCCGTGGTTCTGTCATGTTTGATGAATGTTATCTTATCATCATACTCTTTCGGCAGTATTTTTAAAATACAAAGTAATACTTTCATCACTCCGTATAAGAGCACGATGAGACCAATATAATTTTCGAGCGTCATTATTATCTTCTTAGAAGTATTTTATCGGCTATTATCACAAACAACTATAAGCATAACATTATAGACAACATTAAACAAACGACAAATGACGCAACTATTTGTGGTAGATAATGGTGTGCATAACGTATCTCTTGACAAAATGCATCAATATACATATTGGCATAAATTTCACGAGTATTTTACCTCAACTGCTGGCAGAGAGCATTACAAGGTGTTGGCTTATTTAGCTTCTCAATGTAGTGATGGTGTCACCGTTTATGATATCGGAACATATGTAGGAATGAGTGCCATTGCTTTGGCAACCAATGAAAAGGTTGATGTCATTACATACGACATCTTCAATCACTTTGATAATCCTACCATCAAGCAACATGTGCATAGCATCAAGAACATTGAGTTCAGGCTTGGAGATTGCTTAGGAGACTTGGAGGAATTGTCAAAGGCAACATTGATTGTTTTGGATATTGAGCCACATGATGGAGTGGAAGAGATGAAGATCATTGAAGCATTGAAAGAGGCTGGGTTTAGAGGAATTTGTGTGTGTGATGACATCTATGTCAATGAAGGAATGAAACAGTTCTGGGGTGCTGTTCCGTTGAAAAAAGTAGACATTACACAATATGGACATTGGTCTGGCACTGGTGTCATTGTATTTGATGAGACATTCGCTGATGTTGTTGTTAGGTGATTATTCATTTTCTATTTTTGTTTCAGGGGAGGCCAACAAATACATTGTCCTATCCTTGACTAACAATCTCAAATCTCGTTTCACTGCAAAATAATCGTTACAAGAAGTATCTGACAAGAATCTGAATCTTTCATACATCTGCACTCTGTCTTCATCATCAAAGAAGGTTGGATCACTTTGCACGTTTTCTGCATAATGTGTATTTAGTATTCTGTATCCTTTTCGAATCAGTTCATCTAGTGTGTTGGATGCGTCACATATTCTCCATTCTTCATCCACCAGCTTTTCAAAAGTATTTTGTTTTAAGGATCTGCATCTCAAATTATGGTTTTCAGGGATGTCTGGGTTATAGTGAATGTTTTCAATGAGTTTGGACATACCTTTCTTAGGATTTCGTAGGCAATGCTCTAAAAACTCATGGGAAAGGTGAGACGTCGTCTCGTTCCCAAAGTTGTTGATATTCTGTGTGATGTTATTTGTGTTGTGTGTGTTGACAATATTGTTGTTGTTTGTGGTGTTTATTGTGATATTTTGCACATGTATTGCTTTTGAGAGCATATCAAGCTTGTCATTGATAGCCACTAAAATATCGTTTGGTGTTTGACTTGTACTTGCTTCTTCCCCACTGGGAGTATCTATTCTATTTGTAATGTTGTGTTGTAGATTGTCTTTGCATTTTCTACTGTGTTTATACATGGCTGATTTTGAATTGAACCTCTGTGTGCAATACTTACAAGGAAAGTTCACCTCATTTACCTGTTTTGTAGTGATCTTTGTGAGTAAGGATTGCACATCTGGAGAATCTACACGTTTAGGCCAACATTTGTTTTGCCTTTGCAAATGGTGAATGAGATTTCGTTTGCATGTGAATTCCTTCTCGCATCTTTCACAAGAGAACGCCATTTGTATAATGTTTGTAACAAATCCTTATATCATTTTCGCAAAAATGACATTTTAAGACCTAATAAATGCACTTTTTGCGTAAAACAGAACATATTGACCAAGAATAGCGTTGCATTCAGCAAACTATGGATAAGATAATAGATGTGCGTGAATATGCAAACAACCGCTGTTCATACTCACAACGAAAACATACTTCAAGAAGCATGTAGTATGGCACCAATTAACAGGTACGACCTCATGTGAACTTAATGGACCTTAAACATGAACGATATTAACAATCATTGTTCAAGACTTCTTGTATTTGAGACCCCTCCCCCCTCCCCCCCCCTAATCCGCAAAAAAGACATCAACACAATACAACCATGCGATGATATAACAAGACATGTTTTCATACATACGCAAAAAGTATAAATGTATTAACAATGTAGGTAGGTGCAAAATGTGCAATATTTGTATGTAAAATTATCACATTTTGCGTTTTATAGATACATATATGTATCATGTTTGCGGATTAGGGGGGGAGGGGGTGGAGGTATGAAACGTGTAGATTTTTTGATGCATACATATTATTCATTGACAAAAACAACAATACAATCTTTAGAGTCCATGTTTACAAGCTCGATATTATCAACATTATGTTTAAATTCATAGCATTCAATACTCTGACCTTGAAGAGATTTTACAGCAATATCTTTTGCTGATTGTTGATATTCTCCAAAGAAACATGCAATTAGATTTTCTTTCTTTTCACTGCTGTTGTATAATAGCAATTGAGCAAACGCCTCCCTCCAACAGTTCCATCTCTTAATTTCGATATGAGCATGGTCTGTTGTGATATCAGTTATTCCTGTTTCAAGCACTTTGTGTGAAGCATTGAAGTGTTTTTCTAATATATTCTGGTAGAACTCTTCATTCTTTTTTGTTTTGAGAAACATATTCTCACGAGAAGAATTGATAAGTGGGTTAACACGAGTTTCAACTAAAGAAAAGATGTATGCTTGTGAGTATTGTGATAAGAAGTTCAGCACACCTCAAGGGAAGTCACAACATAAGAAGATATGTCCTAAGCATCCAGACAAAGAGTTGCTAAATAAGGTAAACAATCTCGAAGAAGACATAAAACAACTACAACAGCAAATTGCTTTGGAACCCTTACCAGATAAGGTCTCTATCAATAAACTTGTGAAGGAAAATGAAAAATTAAAAGCACAACTTCACCAGCTTCAAGCAAGAAAGAAAGAGTGCTTCTACCAAAACATTCTTGAGAAACACTTTAAAGCAACACACAAGAAGCTTCCCATTGGTATTACAGACATTACAACGGATGATACACACGTTGAAATCAAAAGATGGAACTGTTGGCGCGATGCCTTCGCTCAACTCATTCTCTACAACAGTCATGACCCAAAAGAGAAATTGTATGCTTGTTTCTTTGGAGAGTATACGCAATCCGCAAAGAACTTAGCAATTCAATCTCTCAAACAGCAAAACATAACATGTTTTGAACTCATGCAAACTGATAACATAATATACATGGTGAATCTTGATGATGTGGAGCTTTGCAACAATAAAGAGATTGTTTACACATTTGATAATACAACAACAGATTGATTTTCATCAAATACAAAAAGACATTGTGTCAAAACAGCCTTTTATTTTTCCACTCTATTTTAGTAATGGACTACAAAGAAAAGAAACTTCCAACTGATACAAAACACATTGGTATAGACAGCAGACATAGAGACATGGCAAAGTTCCCCAATGCTTCACAATATACAGTGTATTTTGACAACGTTTTTCAAAATGTCGTGTCTGTAAGTTTGGTGTTTGCAGTGTATGAAAAGACAGGCACGGAGTTGTATGTCAATCTACATATTGAGGAGATGTCTCCTAATCTAATATCAAACTCTAATCATGTATCAGGCTCATTTTGTCAGTTGCCAATGACAAATGCACTGAACACATATGACACATCAATGTACAAATGCACAAAGCAATTTGAAAAACCACTTGCAAAATTATCAAAACTCACAATCAAATTCATAAAGTCAACGGGGGAACTCTACAATATGCGTGAGCATTTCCTCAAGTTTGAGATTGCCTGCTTAAAGTTCGTAGGGAAGGAGTGGGCAAACAACGAACTCTTTACTAATACAATCAGTGTGATGCAACTAAGGACTTCCTCTGTAAGATCTTTAGATAATGCAATAGTGTCTATTAAAGTGCCTACTGTTTATGATATGGACATCTTGAAAATGGCATTCAAGTCTGCATGTGAGACACTTAGATCTTATAACTTGACACCAAGTGCATTCAATAAAAATTATAGAGAATTAAAGGAACAATTCAGGCAATTAGCTTCAAATCTACGCGAAGCTTCGCAAGATTAAAGGGTTTTTTTCATTGGATTTCATTCCATTCTATGCTTGCGGATAGATTAAGAGTTCCGTTGATGTTGGTTGCTTGAAGAGTCAATGTAACTTGTTGCCCTGTAATAGAACACGATAATGATACGTCTTTTTGAGAGAGCGGTATATGTGTCACACCAGCATCATATATATAACCGCTTGCAACACATATTCCACCATCTGCTTGAAGACCAGACGCGTCGGCTTCAACAAATGAAGTTGATGCAATATTGGAGAAAGATACTTGACCAGTCAAAGACGATGGGTTTAGTATCAACTGCCATTTCCCAACACCTCCAGATGAGATATTGATGATTTCGAGTTTATCAATATTAACTTGTGCTCTTTCATACGTATCAGATAAACGAATACTAAAAAGTGCTAAATTGCTTGATGCATTCAACAGTTTAAAATTTGAACCAAGGTCATAAGCAAATGCATTCTTGTTCCCTTTAAACTCACTGTCGGACAAAACAACTGCATTGCCTTGTATCATGGTTGCAGAATTCGCCGAACCAAGATTTGAATCATGAAACATTTCCCATCTCACAGGGAGTGAAGCATTTCCAAATGAAGGCGCATTACTGAAAGCATGACAATATTTAACTCCATTCCTATATATACCTGCTTTAGCGATTGCCACTGAGTTGGCTTGATTCCATTCAAACAGGAAATTTACTGGCTCTGTCACATTCAAAGTCACCCCTGATGCACCGTTACCATCTAATGTGTCCAAGTTCCAACTTCCACGAGGAACAAATGTATCTACTTGAGAGCCACCAACATTTGTTCTGTGAACCAGACGCAGATTGCTTTTGTTGTCATATTGAAAGAAGACACCATTGCCAGTAGGTTGTTGCCCATTTCCTGAAGTGACATCATTAGAATCATCAAATACACCAATCCTGCTTACAATATTGCTATTGGTATTGTTTGTTGTCATAACTCCATTCACAATTGCTGTACTTGTGGAACCATACACATGATATGGATACAATTTACTTTGTCTTACAATGCGACTGCTTGTAGAATTTAACACATTCATGCTTACAGCACCTTTAGAACCATCAAAGGTTGACATTGCATTAGATGATAACTCGTCGATATGCAATCCATTAGAATTAAATGTTGTGTTCAAACTCAACAAAATATCTTGTGGATATGATGTCTTCAAACGATTGAATGAATCCATCATGCTATCACTGAATGTAGTCACAGACGTAACTGATAAATTACTTGACATAGATGTATTCCAAGACTTGATTTGAGAAATAAGATTGTCTATTGAAGTAGAAATAGGAGTTGCAACATCAACATAGTTATAATAGTTGATGATAGAGTCATTTTTAAGAAAGAAAGTATTGTCACTATCTTTTTGAATGATAAGAGACGCTTTGACATAATTTATTACAACCCCATTGTCATCATTTGTCACACGAATGTACGCTCCATCATTATACATATGAACCGTTCCGTCTGCATTATAGGCCATGTGTTATCCTTAACGGTAACAAACATATAATTAGAAAAAAATATCATCTGGAATTCAAACGCACATGCATTATTGCTACATACTTTACAACACCAGAAACATTAAATCATATGTAGGATATACAACAAATCCAATACGTAGGCTAAGACAACATAACGGTGTCATCAAAGGCGGTGCAAAGTATACAAAGATGGAAAAAGGATGTTGGGAGTATTTTGTTGTTATCACAACCTACACTTTTGACAAACATACTGCATTGTCTCTTGAATGGCACATTAAACATGGAAAAAACAGAAATGGATGTATGGGTAGACTCGAGAATTTATTATACATGTTGCAACATCATTCCAAGTTCAATGAACACACTTATGAAATGTATGTTTCACCGCGCTTGACAACGGCTGTTCCATGTGCTGTTGTAGATGAACTCACAGAACAATTGATTGCTTGTCATGGTCGCGTCATGTTTCATGACACATTGACAGAGCTCATTTGAAGCTAAACTCAAAATCTTACCCAATAACATCCCATGCGTCTATTGTGCTGAGTGATGCAGGTGGTTCTTTTACATTCCGTTGTTGCAAAGATTCATATTGTTTTACAGTTTTCTCGATATCATCCAATGCATCCCATGCCTTGTCACAGTCCCACATGATTTGACATTCACACTGTCCATTTTTACATGTATTTACCTCGTTCAAGATTGCTCGGATATCTTTAATCATGTTGAGATAGTTATCACTCAAGGGTTGTTTCGTGTTGTACGTGTTGGACATAACAACTCTTCGTCTCATCCTAAGATGTTGTTGTTTATGCATTGTAACATTTTGCCTTGTGTTCATCATATTTACGAAAGACAACAAATATATATTATGATAATATATAAAAGTATGCAAAAACACACGCAATACATAGTAGGGCTTCTTCTCATCTTGGTGTTGACCAGTTTGATTGCATTGGTGTTTTATGCAAACATACGGAGATTTGAACACTTTGGGGCATTCCAAAATGTTGTCAAGCTGGTCAATAAGACAACTAACAAGCCAAAGAATTGCACAAACAGCAATGATCCCAAGTGCAAGAAGTGAAACAATCCTGTCATCTTGACTTTGCTTTCTTTCTTCCACCATTCAACTCCTTTATACTAGAGGCGCATTTTGGGTCATCTCCCCTTCCATCAAATTTCTTTTTGTATTCACATATTGCTTTGACAAGTTGTTTCTCTTCAGTGGTAAACTTGATTTCTTTGGTTGATGTAGCATTAACTATCTTTTTACCAGATTTGTCCTTGATTTGAAAGCGATAGTATGCTTTGTCATATGATTGTGGCACGCACAAGTCAATACCGTACACATTTTTGCCAAACAATTTATACCACACGTCCCTGCTTTTGGAACACCGAGACATTAAGTTGGCACACCAGCCAACCTCTTTTTTGAATGTTTCACCCCAAAAATCACGTGTAGTATGAAGAAACTTTGACATTATATAAATAGTTTGAACACTAGTCAATACATAGTCTTTTACTTCGAATGAGGAGGGTTTAGCTATCATACTTTATAAGATCACCATACAATATTTTATGTAGTCGTAGTTAAAGGGAGATTACGTTGCATACAATATGAAAGACAAGGTGGTAGGAAATAGCAAACCAATGCTTAGTCACTACAGATGCTACAAATGCCATAAGAAGTGGATGAATAGTAATGCTTGGAGCGGATTGACCCAGATGTGTACCAGATGTGGAAGTCATGTTCTTCCCACTAACTTTGGTAGTCTACACACACAACCTGCCTATGAATTGACTTATAGGTGTAATAATAACGAATGCAAAAAGACACACACATTACGAGATATCACATTAGAAACCCATAACAAATTGATCAGCATCTTTTCAACAAATTGTACGTTCGGTTGCAGTGGACGCAATGAGAATTTGTGTAGTTCTCGGCGACCTACAAGAGTTATAATCCATCATCAAAAAATATCTTGTCATGTGTGCTGTTATGCACCGTGTAATCATTGTGTTATGCAACACAAAGCACAAAGTATGTTTTTAGATAAGAAAGTATTTGAATGCATGACACGTTCATGTGATGATTGTAATGAGTTGTGTATTATTCGTGAAATAAGGCGATTGTAATTTGAATTACGCCATGTATCCTAATTTAGGTTGTGTATAGTATCTGATAGGTTTAGCATTAAACACATTTTGTGGTAATCCTCGAGACATTGCAAACAACTCATTTTCACAATCAAAACATCTACTTTTCTGTCCCATCCATTCATAACCTGGTGGAAACTGTTTTTCACAACTGTAGCAGCTGTTTGGAACATCCAATGCGGTTGTGTAGTGTTCTTTTTTCTTGTTATAGTTCCATAGAAAAGCTACGACAATTATGACAGTAAATAAAAAATAAATGTAGTGTTGTTTCATACTATAATATATTATGAGACACTTTATTAGTTATCATGGTATAGAGAAAGCACATGCGGTATGATCCTATGTCTCTCGACATCGTTTGCGTCAAATTGCACAACCTCAATCCAATCAGCATTCTTATCTGACAGTTTTAGTCTTTCCATAAGGTCAATGAGTCCATTATTGTGAAACCCATAATCGTACTGTTCATGATCTCCTGTAATGACTAATTTACTATCTTTTCCAATCCTTGTAAGGAGCATCAACATTTGTTGAACAGTTGTATTTTGTGCTTCATCACACATAATCCATGCGTGATTAAAAGAGCGTCCTCTCATGGTAGCCAAAGGACATATTTCGATCAAATCATCTTTAAAAAGTTTCTCAATAGATGCCTTAGAGTAGTGCATGGATAGTACGTCCGTGAATGGTCTAATCCATGGCTCCATTTTTTCAAGAATACCACCAGGTAGAATACCAAGTTTTTCATCAACGGATACCATAGGACGTGTCAACACTATTTTAGACACTTCTTGGTTTTTGAGTTTCGTGATGCCTTCGTTTAAACCGAATAAGGTCTTACCAGAACCAGCCACCCCAACTGCAACAACTACTTCTGGCTTTGGCAACTGAAGAAGTTGCACATACCTATGTTGTTTATCATTTCTTGGGTTAAGAATAATAGACTTTGCACTGCTCTGCGTTCCGCACTCCTTTACAGCACGAGCTGAAACCACTAGACGACGCACAACCATCATGTTATAATTCTTGATAACCCTGTCCTTAAATACTGATAAAAATTGAAAGTTAGATGAGAACAAGTAAGACACCAGAGAAAGGCTTTGCAAAGCAAACTACACCCCAAACTACACTGCTATTACAAGACAGACGCTAAAGTAAGATGGCACTTACTTGGAAGCGTTTGTCTAAACGTAAGATGTCTTCAAAACCAACAAAAAATGTATCAAATGATGTATCAAGTGAACACACAGGATATCAAGTAAATACAGTATATACTGATAAAGAACATGTTGTATTCTCTTGCAATACACAAAAAGATGTTTTTGGTAATGTGTTTGATACAACTGTCAAATCATTTACGAACGAAGGATATTTTGTGTGTGTAGTGTTCAAATAACTCACATATTTTTTTTATACTCATGCTCCCAACACAATGTATCTAATTCAAACAAAGTGTTGACGGATTGTTCATGATGTTTTACACGTTTATACATGTAACTTTCAAAAGGATCACACAACCATGCTTTTGGATTTTCTTTGCGGACGATGCCTGAGCAATCAAAGTCATATATCTTGAATACTTGGTCTCTTGTGGAGTATCCTATATTGTCTTGTTTGATGTCAATATATACAATATCAAGGGAGTGCAACTGTTTCAAACCATTCTTGAAATCCTCCTCATAGTTTTTGAGCGGAACATATTCATCGTTGAGATACTCCATGTCAATAAAGCACGTTTCACCATCCATTACAGCATCGTATATTTTGACAACATTGGGTTGTGGATTTTGTAGCAACATCTTGGCTATTCTAAATTCAGTCATGTTAGACTCATCATATGTCTTTAACACCTTTCGGAAAATGTCATGTTCTCCATCATGTTCAATGGTTGTTGATGAACCATCAACATCAAATACATGAATAACGGCATCTTGCTTCATTGTGTAAGCAACTGATGAAAAACAAATAGTATAACGAACACAATCAATTTTATTTCATACTTGGTTCTTATATCTTTCTTATTTCTTGCATTTCTATGGACATGACATGTTTTTTGGGAGAATGAATGTGGTTTATTCCTAAATAATCATCTATAGGTTGTGTTGGAATACCATTTACATTGACATGATACCCATGCTGGTTCATGTAACATACAATCTCTTTTGTTTCTTTGTCTCGAAAAAGCGGATAAAGGACATAGTCTCTATGCAGTTTATAGATAGGCTCATTGTCTTCGCACCATTCAAGGAACTTGTCATATACACTGTCATTCGTTACTTTCCTTTTCAAGCGGTCAATGTAATCTAAGGCTTCAAAATAACTGAGAACAGGCATGACTACACAATGTACTATATATTTATATGCTTCAATCAGCATCGAATTCTTTTAGAAGCTCGTCAATAAGTTTTCCAATATCTTGAATGCTCATTTTTGTGTCAGTGTCAGACACATCAGGATAATCAATAATGGTGACAGTGTAGTCGTGTTTTTGCTTATCTGTTGAATATGTTGTTTCAAGATTTTCTACAATGTTGATATATTTGATGCAACGACTAAAATGCATACCCTTGTCATGAAAATACCTTAGTCGTTGATAAGGCCTCATCCTGCTTGTTTTGTTGATTGCATTCCGTACGTCGTTGGTAGATATTATAGGTGAATTAGGATACATCTGGAACACAGAGTGCATTGTTGTAGTTCTTACAATATATATGTTATGTAATATTTTGCATCATGTATATTGTGGAATTTTGCATGTCGCCGAGGTTCGTAACAAGTTGAAAACCACATTTTTCATAAAAGTAAATAAGTTCCTTAGATGCTGCATGTAGACAAAGAGTGTTCACACACCAATAACTGTTCTTGGCTTCTTGAGCGATGAGAGACAACATATGCTTTCCATGTCCATTTTTACGATACTTTGGAAAGATATACACATCGTATATGTAAAGACGACCAAAGAGTAGATTGTAAATGAACATCAACAGTCCAAGTGAGGCCGTTTTTATTGCAAGATCAAATCTTGACAGACTGAAAAAACCATAAAGATTGCTTCCAGAATCTATCATACAGTACACATTGGAAAGGCAATAATGCATGGTTTCTTCGTAATCAACCGCATAATCATATGTCTGCATGTGTTGTTCATTCATCGCCTCAATGACATCTGTGATAAATTGTTTATGATGTTCACGTAACTTGATAATATTCATGCTATTGTAAAAAAAAAAGATATATTGTTATATACTTGTCTCGAATTAGCTCATTTTCCAAGCATTACCACAATTCATGCATTTGACAAAGACGGTTTCACCTTCATCACCACTACGTGTTTGTTGTGTATAATATGTACATTCCTTCTTCTTACACTTACCACAACGGAACAGTGAAGACACAACAACGTCTTGTTTCTCGTATGCATTCTTGTACTTCTTCATGTAAGCATCAATGGTTTCTTTCCATCGTTCTGGGAAAGTATTTTCTGGTTTCATAAAGGGTATGTCATGTGGGAAGAACTCCTTTTCACACAAGCGATCAATAAGTCTGTTGTTTTCAATATAACTGTCTTTGTCAAGGTTGGAAAGTGCGGAACGTGCCTTTTCAATATATAGTTTGTGAAATCTTGGATTTTTCCAGTTCTTGATAATTTTATTTTTCTCACTGAACTGGATTGTCCAGTTATATATACCAATCTCCAAATCTTTTGCCTGTTCCTGTGATATGTTGACTACCTTGTCCTTTATCATTTGCACAATGTTATCACGTGGTGTTTGCATTGCTGAAATAATATATAAAGAACCTATGCATATATTTGCAGTATAACTAAAATCAATTTTTCTCCACCTTACAATAAGTTAGTAACACATTGTTTAAATGGGTATAGATTTGTGTGTGATTGTTGCATGTGATGTGAATGGTGGTATAGGAAAAGATGGTAGCATACCGTGGTTCTTGCCTGAAGATTTGCTTCACTTCAAAACTATAACATCCTTAGCGCCTATCGGCAAACATAATGCTTTGATAATGGGAAGAAAAACATGGGAATCTCTACCATGCAAACCACTTCCAAACAGATTGAATATTGTTATTAGCAGTACTCTGTATCGCAAAACTCCTCATGATCATGAGGAACATTGTATGGTGTTTCCTAATTTACATAGTGCTTTAGAACACATCCGTAATGACAGCAATATATATAAGACATTTGTGATTGGTGGTGCCAAATTATACGAAGAAGCTCTTGAACATAGGGATTGTAACAAGGTGTACGTGACTCAATTACGAGATGTTTTTGATTGCGATGTGAGTTTTCCAATAGAACAATTGTATGCAAAGTACTGTTTAGTTAATGAAGGTTGCCTTAAACATTTCAGTATGGGCTCACGCTTGCTTCTTTATACATTCAATGAGTACATGAAAAATAAAATTTGATTGGGTTGGTTTAAAACATGTCATTTAAGGAACGTAGTAAAAAGTATATCTAATGGAGAAGCAATCACCCTGCCTTTCAGAAAATGTAATTAGAAGTATCATTGATGCTGCCAAGGAGGATAACACAAATCTACTGGAGTTCTACATTATAAATAATTATAGTAACTCAAGTGAAAACGTGGATGTATTTGATACAAGTTTATCCAAAGAGGTATTTTACAAAATGATGCACACATGTCAAAAAAAATATACAAAATGTCAATTGCAACAATTCAAATGCAGTGTCTTGGGAGACATCCACTATTGCAACCACGAGAATAAAGACATAAATGTGTTTTCAAAGAGAACAACAGCAGTTTACAAGGTCAGTTCCAACATATTGTATATTGGGAATAATAAAAAGAAACTCACTATTATGTCGTTTCCTTCAACGCAAACATACGACCATGAAGAATATGTCAAGACACTGACATACAAAATATCAAATAGACTATCTATAATATTATCACAGTCAAAGACAAAGTCATCAACGCCGACTTTGCATTACTTAATCAAACTTACATATTCACATGATGAGAATGTTGACAAGGATATGTCAATAAAAATGTTGCATAAGCATCTTGTTGAATTAGATGCTTGCTAGATTGAAGAAACCACAGGCACCAACTTGTTGAACTTTGTTGAGAATGAATATTGTATAGAAACTGTGTCTATAATGTTTTTATTGATAAATAAATTTCTCATATACTTACTGATACTTAGTGAAGGGACACATGCTATTGTTAGTACGTTTTGTTCGTCATTAAGTATTTCATAGACATCAGGAAGATTTGTTTTTCTTGTGTTATAATGCTGTGTGTGCACTGTTTGTACACTGCAATCATCCACAATATTACTACCAGACGCATCACTGCATGCATTGCTTGCTACACTTGAGCACTCATCATTATTGTTGATGCACATGTTCGTGAGCATGTGTTCATCTTCACGAAGCATGAATGTCTTGATATGTTTGAATTTCTGTCTTTCCACTTTTTTGATAAGGTTATCATCAAAGTTTATCAATATGTCCTTGAATTTGAGGAATAACGGTTTAAAGTATATACCCCTGCACGAATAATCAACCTCATGAATATGTTTGTCCAAAATATATTCTGCCTCAGTATATTGAAAGAACTTCTTGACTTTAAAGAGACAAATGTCGTTGAAGTCAGGTGTGTATGAATTTTGTAGAAATTGATACAATAAGTTTATTCGTTTGATGAAATTGATGTTGCCTAAATGCTCTTGTCGGTGTACAACAAGGTCATGTATAAGGAAACTCCATTTCCCTGACACTGTTTTTGTCATCTCTCCATCAATAATGGTATCATCAAACAGACAATCTGCAAACTTGAAATGTGAAATAATCATTCTTGGAAAGGAGTACCCTTGTTGTATCTTCTTATCTATGAAAATGCAATAATTTACAAAGTTCAACCTTGTCAAGTACAAAAAGTAAGGGTTTCCATTGCTCCTTATGCATAACATGTGAGGTTTTTGTGCTATGTTAGTCAGCATACCATCATGGAATTTTTCGAAGTGTTTTGCTATGATTTTTAAGTTGTATGCTTTTGACAGCTTGTTCAATATATACTGTTTCGTATCATCGCTTTTAATGTTGAAAGCGATTTGATCACAAAATGATATGTCGCCAATAATCATGTTTACTGTTCTACTTTGTATTGTTGTTTAAATGAACAATAATTATTCAATTTTTCTTGGTTTAGGTGAGCAGCTGAAAATGATTATCATAAGAATCAAATGCATTCAAACCGTTAAATAGTTCTCCTCCATTCATTGTATTCTCATTATCGTATTCATTCAGGACAAGCACATTCTTGGTAAGATTTGTGCACTCTTGAGGCTTTCGTGGGGTTTCCGTTTTCATAGCTGTATCAATAACTTGTATGTCTGGATTGCAAGTTGTAGAAAGTGGAAACTGAGAAGTTTGTATTTTACTTTTGCAGTCATCGGTAGGAACTTTACTTGTTTCCTTGAAGTACTTGTTCAAGTTGGTTCCAGTTTCTTCTTCATCTACAAATTTCAATAGTTCGGCTTTTGCTTTGTCTAGTCCTTCTGGTTCCAGATCTGATTTGGAAATTGATGGCTCAGTTGCATCCTTTGCTGCATGCTTTTGCTCTACGACCTTTTGAGTTTCAGTTGGTTCATTAATCAACACATTGACGCTCTTGGTAGGCTCTTTGTCAACAAGAAAGTTCTTGACTAAGAAATGACCAATGAGCACAATCAACACAAAAAGAAGAATATTCTTGATAACAATTGCAGATGTCATCACTACCTTTGCATATATACAAGAAAATATATATTTATCACGATAAATGATAAATGCTCGCAAACATTATTTAGGGCTGAAATATAAAATTTGATGTAGTCCCACCAAGTATAGACATTTAGAAAGAGAAAACATGGAACACGTAGAACTTTGCAACAAAGTTCTTTCCTACCGCGGATACAACATTGCAAAAGATATCATATCACCTGATGACTTAAAGAATATTAAATCTGAGTTGACCGTTTCTCCATATATTCCAGAAGGGTATAACCAAGCCCCTGTTTTACCTTTTAAACTGTATCAAGAAAGTTCAAAAAGGATATATGTGCCCAAATGTTATGGTTTGAAACGTTTTGGTATGGCAGACATGGATAAAATAGCAGAAGGTGTTGATATACAGATAGAGTTCAATGGTAAACTCAGAGATTACCAAGAGGAACCTGTTTGTCGGTTCATGAATGCTGCACATGACCCTTGCAGGAGAGGTGGAATTCTCAATGTATATTGTGGTTTTGGGAAGACCAATCTTGCAATATACATCATGTGTATGCTAAAAAAGAAAACCATTATCTTATGTCACAAGGACTTCTTGTTGCAACAATGGAAAGAACGCATAGAGGTATTTGCTCCCGCTGCAAAAGTCGGCTTGTTGAAGGCAAAAGTAATCGACATAGAAGACAAGGATGTTGTGCTTGCGTCACTACAAAGTGTTGCCATGAAAGAGTATGACGCAGACATATTTAAAGAATTCGGCTTTCTCATTGCCGACGAATCACATCATTTGCCAGCAGAGGTTTTCAGTCAAGCGTTGCGGAAGATAAATTGCAAATACTCGTTAGGTTTGACTGCCACTCTCCAACGAAAAGACGGACTATCTAAGGTTCTCAAGTGGTACATAGGAGATGTTGTATTCAAAGCAACCAAAAGGAACGACCAAGTGCAAGTAAATATGTTAGATTATTATGACCCTAATCCAAGTTATAGTTTGGAATGTAAGGGTTACAATAACAAATTAAATGTAAGCAAGATGATAAACAATATCTGTGAGTTTGAACCGCGTTCTAAGTTTATCGTTGAACAAGTCAAGATGTTGCTCAATAAGGAACCATGTAGACGATTAATCATCTTGAGTGATCGACGTAATCACTTAGAAAGACTTCATCAGCTTCTATCTGCAAATAACATCGAAAACGCTTTCTACGTGGGAGGAATGAAGCAAAGTGAACTGAAAGAAAGTGAGAGTAAGAAGGTTATCTTAGCCACATTCCATATAGCATCTGAGGGGTTTGACTGTCCTGGTTTAGATACACTAATACTTGCATCACCTAAAAGTGATGTCGTACAATGTGTTGGCAGGATACAGCGTATCCCGCAACACTTGAGAAAAAACATACCATTGGTGATAGATATCGTTGACAACTTCAGTTTGTTTGCCAAACAAGCACAGAAGAGGTTGAAGTATTACAAGTCTTGCAAGTATGATATAGATGGTGCTGACATGTTTGTTTCCTTCCAAAAGGTTCAACTTACAGGTCAATGTTTCATTCACGATGATAGTTGTTGTTGAGAATGATGTTTTTTGTTTTTCTATATAAATCAGTAATGGTTGATTTCAGTGCTATAGAGTATACAAACATTGCAAAGGTATTTATCGCTATAACAATTGTGTTGATTGCTACAATCAACAATTCAAGGTATTTCATGATTCTAAGTAGTCAAGTAATAAAATCTATCGTGTTCATAGCGATTGTCATTGTATTGTATTTTGACATTCATATTGGACTGTTGCTGTTGACCTTGTTCATTATTATATTGGTACAGTCAAATTTGGCAGTTATTGAGGAAGCACATGAAAAAATAGAAACTTTCAGGTATGCATGTGTTGATGATTCAGACACTACATCGAACAATGATTGCTCATTAAATAAGCAATCGAATGGTGAAAAACACAAAGAACTAATATCTGAAGATGTCGCGGATTATACATTGGATGATAAAGTAAAACCCTACGATGTATTCATAAAAATGATGACAAACCAAGAACATCTCGAGATGGCATCTAATGGTGCTATAGTTGATTACTAAGCTTGACCTTCTTTCATTGGCCCCCAATAGAACTTGTTCCAGTCAGTTTCAGTTCTGTATGTGTTGGCACGTGTTAATAGTACGACAATTAGGACAAAAACAATGATAACCACGGCTATGATTGTAGAAAGAAGTTGCACACCCAATTTATTTTGATAGAACAATATGACAAGTATAAGAATGGATGATATGGACATGATAAGGGTTTGAAGAATAGTAATTCGTGTTTTGTATTCCTCAATGGTGCGTTTTTTTAACATGTAATCATATTTCATTTTTAAAAGCACTGACCTCAAACGGTCAAGCATACTCTCCAACTTTTGCCTTTCAACAGATCCAACTGATTGCAAGTAAGTGTTTGTTCCATGTATCTCATTGTAATTATTCAAGAAGACAGATGACATGATAAAATCATCATTATTGAGTTGTGCATTTCGTTGTGCTGCGGACATAACTTCACCAGGTCTCTTCATTGTATTTATACTACTAATAGAAATAATTTATACTTATTCAGGTTAGAGAATAGAAATAATCAATGCTACAATACGCACCATGATAAAGAATACAAGGATAGCTGCAAGGACGTACATTGCAATGTCCAAGTAAAGATTCATTTTCAATAGTACACCGATGACAATCAACAACACCACCACGAAAATGATATGTAGTACATACTGGATTTTTTTGGACTGAAGGACACCACCGATACCCTTATAAATATTGTTGTGACTGCGAATTTGGAGTTGGGTTTCTTGTATCCATTTCTTGAGATCATCAATGGACAGATTGATTTCACGAACTTCTTTTGCGAGGTTACGGACATCAACATCGATGTCACCAAACTTTTTGTTGGGTTCCTCAAAAATAGGATTAGTTAGATTGTCAAAATAATCATTCAATGTCTTCATCATATCGTCGATTTGTGTGATTTCTTGGGTGGAAAGCTGTTTATCTTGTGGAGCGATTGATGTAGCACCACTTGCAAGTTTCTTGATTTTTTCAAGTGTGTTGATTGTGATCATGATTTTGGCACTTGTTGCTGCTCTCATGTTTATGAAATCACCGCGTTTTATGAAATAGTTTTGAAGTTGGGATGCATATAGGTAGTGAATATACGGATAGAAACACACAATAAACATGTCAGCCAAAATTCGTTTCATATATTGAAGGATTGCATCATTTGGTTCATTGATAGCTGTCAAGTATAGGCTCTTGTATATTGTGTCTCGCAAAGCATTTCTTATCATGGTTTTTTCAAAACTTGTTGCTTCAACTAAACCAGTTAGTAAGAAAATATCTGCAGATTTATCTTTTACCCAGTAATCAAGGGCGTTGGCACATACTTGTTTGAGTTCAGCTAGAATAGCTTCGTGTGTTTGACCAACAAGATTACCAATACGGAGAATAGCTGTTCTCAAATTTGTATCAATCTTATTGTAGTTGACATCTTGATTGTAGTTTGCAACTAACTTTTCTCGAATGTCCATGTACTTCCATTTTCCTAGGGAAAACATAATTTGATCCATGAAACTGTTGGCGAGACTATGGGAGCGAGTGATCTCATTACTTTTCAAACCTTCTACGCTTGATGTGATCATTTTCACTAGGATTGACGGCGTTGGTGTAAACTCAAAGGGAGACTTCTTGTCATAATCCAATTGTACCGTGTCATGTTGCCATCCCTCCCAATTCTGCGAGTATGATGCGGGTATATCTGTTTTGTTTATTCTTGCATTCACCACAGTTTTATCAACCTTTGAAATTGTTGGATTCATGTAAGTATTCAAGTATGTATCAAAAGCCAATAACACTGTGAACTTATCAAGGTTAGTGTATTCATATACAGTATCTACGAAATGAACATAAGCGTTATCGGTTGATGAAAACAAATCCTCAAAGGATTGTCTTGCGGGACCCATTGTTATATTTATATCAACGAAGAAATAAAAATAAAATAAGTGCTCATACCCATGCTACACACAACATCTATACATTATGTATTCACCGGCAGTTGGGCTCACACGTGTAATTCTAACAACATCACCATTCTTCAAACCTAAGTACTTAGCCATAGCATCGGTCTTCAAGATCAAAGGCAACTGAAATTTGCTTTTCAAGTTGAAGTTATGAATGATACTTTTTACCTCTTCTTCATCTCTTACCAGTTCATGTTTGGGAACCAGAATGTGTTTTGAAACATTATATTGTAGATGTTTGATATCAAACACCTGAACATTGAGTTTCAATGAAGACAACATCTTCGTATTGTTTTGCGACATCTTATCTTTGATAACACAAATATATAATGAGTATGGTGTCTCGTCTTCAAAATATTTTTTGAGATCTGCCCACTTCACCTTTGAGGACGTGCAATAGACAATCTTAACCTTGTTCAAGACCACCTCAAACACTACCTTGTTATTATTTACAAATCCATGAAGGATTTCTGGACCACTATCCTTTGAAACACCCCCAACATCAACATCACGGTCTTCCAACATTTCCATGATAGTCTTGAAACTCTTGAAAATAGCGTCTTTGTTGTTCATTGTGTTTGGTCTTTACAGTATGATAAGAAATATTGATTTATTAAAACTTCAATTTTTTAAATAGCGTTGAAGAAACACTATTGAATAAAAACAAAGTATTGTGTGATTATGCAAGTGGGTCATCTTGATCGCCACCTGCATATCCGCCCATACTTCTAATCTTGAAGCCTTTCCATCCCTCAACTTTATTGAAGCTAACACGCTTTCCACAATTCTTATCGACACCCAACAGGAACTCCTTCTTCTTGATCTTGAAAGTTGGGATGTTATCGCGTTGCCACTGTTTGAACACAGTATATGCATCATTAACAGATAAGAACGCCATGTCATCTTTCTCAAGTTCATTCTCCACAAACTCAAGATAGAAGTCATTATTCCTTTGATACTCACGAGTGCATGCCAATACCTCTTCTGGTTCCTTGATACCACCTTGAATACAATACTTTTTGTAATACTCGATGAGAAGTGCCATAAAATGCTCTCGCCAGTCAATGAACTTTGCGGACAAATCAACGTCAATAGGAAATTCATTCTCATTTTCAGGATTAGGATTATGTGTAAACTTTGAAGTAAATTCCACAAGCCTAATGCGTCGCCATGTGCCACCATCATCAGATGGAACATTAGGAAGGTGATTGCATGTCAGAACCATTTTAAACTGTGGTTTGAACTCAATCGGTTCCTTAAACAAGGCACGTGCTTGGATCTTGTCACCACCACTCAATTCCTTCATCAAACCAACATTCAGTTTTTCATCTTCGCTTGGCTCTTGAAGGACTGAAAACCGTTTTCCTTTGGCTCTCGCCAGTTCTGATGTTGCGGAACCTGCCGAAACTCGTTTTTGTGTTAACAATGTCACTGGGAACTTGCAACAGTAGTCCCCAAAGGACTGCTCAAAGAGGTCGATTAGCTTCGATTTTCCGTTGCTATTTTTCAATACAGTGAAGTCTCCATTTCCCTTTAGGAAGCGTCTGTTGCCATCAAGCTCAAATCCATAGAAGTTTCCGTCCTCAACCCGTTGCACCTTGAAACTGAATAACAGAGGGTTTCTGTTGTCTGTTCTTGCCTTTGCTTGTTTCTTTTTGACAATTGTGGGAATATTTTCAATCCCATGACCACATATATGAGTTCTGTAGTATGTTCCACTTTTCTTGACACCAAGATATGTCCATGTTCCTGTCTTGACATATTTGTAGCATGTGAATCCAATACTTCGCGCCAGTGTGATGGTGTCGTCAAGCAGTCGTTCATTCTCAAAAGTAACTTCAAAGTGATTTGCTTTTTCTTGATAATGACCATCACTATCTATAATACCTGCAAGAAGTTTCATACGTATGTCTTTTGTGTTATGTAGGTACTTTGCGGGGATATGTTTGTTGTTAATGACACCAAGACCCACAAATTTGTTGTATAAGCATTCACCATTCTTTTTTGAGATACTCCATGTTGAAGCCAGACTTTCGTGTTTCTCATCACTCACATGAACATCATAGATATCTTGATAAATACGTTTTGTTTCATCAACTACTTCTTGATACATTGTAGTAATACTTGTGTGGCAACTATGTCCGTTCCCAAGCCAATAACCAAGGAACCATGGGTCTACATCAACTGTTTGCTCAGTGTAATGAACTATGTCTGGTCGATACATGTTTAAAGCTTCCTTCATTCTCCTTGGTAAGTTGAGATATTGATGAACATTCATTATCAAGACATCTCCTTTCTTCACAGTGTTTGCATGTGTTTGCAGTTCCTCAAGATGGGCAATTGCTGCTTCTCTGGTTGAAAAAGCTTTCTGATTGTTTTTCAGTATGGTGTCACGATGATTCTCTTTGGTTACCCATACAGCTTCCCAATAATTTCTCCTACTCCGAACAAATGTCATATTTGAAGCCATTACAACCAAGTCATGTTCCCCATTTACTGTGAACTTTTCACCTTTGATAGGAATGATGTCATACATATCACTGTATCCACGGAATAGTTGTTGTACCTTCCTTGGTGTTGAGTCATCACCCATAAGTGTGTCTCCAACTTGAACATCTTGAACTGCTTTTGAACTTCCATCATACATCATAATTGGTGTGTCGTTTGCAAAACAACCACTTCCTGTCCAGATATGAAACCGTTCTTCTCTGATATTGCCATCCAAGAAACTTGCTAAGAGTAATAACACGTAATCCTTCATATGAGGTTTTGTCAGAACTTGGCTCATGAATTTTTCAATTTGCCTTGAGAAAGGATTATCCACCTCATAAGTGACATAGTTGCATCCAGTGGTGAATGAGATAAAGTCTTCAGGTCTTCCCTCACGGAACTCCTTCAAACTTAGATCATAAACACCATTTTCAAAACCAATCAAATTGCATCTACTATCAAGTTTCTCATCAAACTTCTCCGCGTAAAACAATCTTCTACACTCCGTCATGACGTTCTCCTTGAAGGCAACTTGCTTTAACTTCTGCGCAATACCTGTAAGCTTCTTACTTGTATCAGCAAATCTTGACTGTTCGCTCTCATCATCTGTCTGTGCAGCTCTCATTGAATATCTTGAAGATGCCAAATTATATTGCTTGAAAACGTCAGTTGATAACTTATGATTGAGTGTATAACCACTATCACATGGAACCCAACGATGGTCTCTAAATTGATACCAATAGTTTTGTTTGATACTCGCACAGACATACTCATGTTTAAACATGAAATGCACAACTCGTGCTACATCGTAGTGCGTCTCATTTCTACTTGCGTAGATAAGGTTTGAGATATCGTTCTCCATAATCTCCTTGTAAGCTTCTGGATTATCTTGCTTAGCCCACATGTAAAGCGTTCCAATACCAAGACCGTCATCTCGCATGTGGTTCCAATATCTTTCACATTCGCCATCTACAAACTTCGAGCTCTTTTTACTGAACTCAATCCATTTTGGAAGCAAACGATAGTCAATATTTCTCAAACACCACCCTACCCTTATCCAATCGTGATAAGAGTCAGCCCTTTCAACACTCAAAATCTCAATCATCTTTTCAACATGTTCGATATTCTCAATAACATTCTTCTTGTTGTTGCGAGAAGACTGAAAGACTGGATTGTTCTGCATTGTTTTACGTTTCTTTGCAAGAAGTTCTTGTTCAAACTCAATGACACTATTCTGTTTATCAATTTTTATATCAGTGGCATCATACTTGTTCCTGATAGAAAGTATTTCGACATATTGACCTTTATTAGACTGGTCAACGGTTTGCTCAACCAGATTATCATCACCAACTCTATAATATAATATTTTAGTGACATCGTATGGTTCACAGTTTGGTTTTTTGCTACCATACATTTGCCAATTGTTCCTTTCAATCACCGCCTCATCCACAATATCTTCGACATCATTGACACATCCCATATCCTCAAACAAGGGTTTAAGTTGTGGCATGACATTCTTGCGAACAAGATACTGAACAGAAGGTTTGGTAACGATATCTGGAATGATGATATGGACACCGTCCTTGATCAAACCCTTATCGATTGTAAGATACGGTTTTTCCAATAAGTATATTGCAATCGTCTCTGGTAGGTCAATATATTCTTTGATACACGAGATGTATGTTCTGATAATTTGTTGCACATGCTCTTGCGTGTATCTACGTTTCATGTTATCCTGTTTTTCAAAGCGGAAGTCCAAGTCTATCAAAAACGGTGCTATGTCCCTATGTTTCTCAGTCATGTATAAATCTTCTCCTGCCTGTCTTGCACGACAATACATCTGAAAGAATAGTTCCATTTCATCTGTTGGGATATAGAAAGCGCCTGAGGGTTTAACAATGCTTGTGTGTGTAAACACACTCATCTTCTCCACTCTATACCGTTGTAAGTAATTGCAAAACTCTCCGCGCTTGTAGATTTCAGCCATTATATTTTAAACACAAATCTTTTTAAAGTGGTTTTTTACACTTCCTTGAATTTTGCTTAAGCCTTGTGATTTACAATGGAAGTTATGGCACAATACACAAACAATGACGATATGTATATCGGACTGTTGATCAACAAGGCTAAACTTTGCACGAGTTCCAACGCAACGATACTTGACACCAATGTCAAGAGTGAGGATACTGCTTTAGAAATCAAAAAAGTAAACGATGACAATCAAATTTTAACATTGATGAAAAGGATTGAAGCAATCGAAAGAAAAATACAAGAAGTTGAATCTCGCCTTGTGTGCAATTCAAAACTAAATAAAAGCAAAAAAGAATAACATGTGAATAATATGTATATATATAATGTACTGTTCTCCAGCAAGACAGTCTCAATCAGGCAAAGAGAAAACGTGCATGAACTTGCAAGAGTTAAAGAGTTTGGCGAAGGACTTCAATAAAACATCCAATGCAAAGATACGTGTATCTTCCACCAAAAAGCAGATTGTTCGTCAATTCAAGGAGAAGCTTGGCAAGACATGTGGCACAGCGGAACATTGTTGGGTGCAACAAGACTTCGTCTCTTCCCAAACAAAATCAAGGATATTGAATAAAGCATTCCGTCCATTGAAACCGAAAGAATGGTATAGAAATCGTCAAACATGGCTGAATACTTATGATATACTAAAGGTCATGAAGCAATATGAAGATAAGTACAAGGACTTTTGGTTCATTGGTGTCTTCCCTATTGACTTCAATGAAAAGGATGAGTATGGATACTGTGTTGCACCAGAAATGTGTTCCTTCGACATAAGCAAAGTATTGGAGAAGAAGAAGCGATTTGGTATGGTATTGAACTTAGACAGACATGACCAATCTGGTTCTCATTGGGTTGCATTGTATTGTAATTTAGATTCAAAAAAGGCAAATTTTGGTATCTATTACTATGATTCAGTTGCTTATCCACCGCCTAAACAAGTAGCAGCATTCATGAAACTTGTAGAAAAACAAGTGATTGATAAATCTGGGCGAGAAGTAGGTTCACATTTTGCGATGAGGTATAATAAGATACAAAAGCAGTTTGATAATTATGACTGCGGAGTGTTTTCTGAGGTCTTCTTGACACAAATTTTGAAGAATATAAAGTTTGATGACATATGTAAGCGCATGAAGACAGATCGCGAAATCAATCTATTACGCGATGTGTTATATACACCTTCCAAAGTATAGTTGGAAGATCCTGTTCTTTATGTCATTCTGGATGTTTAATATATAAACACTCTAAAATAAATACAGTAATTAAAATAAAGGAACGATGTCTGCCTTCCCTTTTGAGTTTTACAGCAAAGACAACATGAAGTTGTTGATGGATATCTGTCATGGCTACTTGCAAGAAAAACATAATATTGACATCAACAACATTATAGATGCTAAAAGTCACAAGAGATTGGTCTATGATACGATGAACAATATTTACGAAAAAAATAAGAACAAGCCCCATAAAGAGTTGAATGTGATTGTGTTGACAATCTTGAAAGAGCATTACATCAAAAAGGTGGAGGAGTATCGCAAGACAGTGCTTGTTACCAGCAATGCCTTATCACGAGACACTGATTTGTATGGCAAAAGACAAGTGAACATTCACAACCAATTGCCACAAAACAGCAAAAAAATGTTGGAACCAATTGATTTGCCTTATGACAGATTGATTGCTGAAAGAGGTCGCGGAGCTTCGCAAGATGCACCAGAAGTTCGTCCAGATATCTCTAAGCTGGGTCGTCAGATCAAAGAACTTCCTGAAGAAACGGACTCTTTTTTGAAAAAATTGGATCAACTAAACGCCGAGCGAGACATGTTGTTTGATATTAATGAAAACAAGCAAGACCTTCTCACGAATAGAATAACTGATGATGCTTTGGCACATAGCAAGAACAGTTTGTTGATGCAAGATCCAAAAAGCTTATTCAACCAAAGTTTTACAGTTGATGAACCATCCTCGCTTCAAACTGATGTACGTTCTACACCACTTGAGAACAAGGACAAGCCTCATACAATGTTCAATGATTTCCTGAACCCACGACCACAATTAACAAAGAGAATTCACAAGTATCTGAGTTTGAATAGTTTTGATCGTGATTGGTCGTTGGAGCCACTGCGTTTTAGGTATTCCATCAACTCATTGGGAAGTTCCAATGATTTGCAAAATAGATATCGAAACATATCTGAACTCTCGGTTGGTAGGGTGGTAATCCCTGAGGAAATTGTAGAGAAAACTAGCATTACCAATCAAAGCTTGAAACCTTTCTTCAATTATGACTTCAACTTCGCTTATCCATATCTTATCTTACAGATAGATGAGTTTAGTGACGTATATGACGGTACAAATGATGCGGTAAGAAAAGGTTTTGCAAAACTAATATATGAACAGTCATACAAAGCCCCAAATGGAAGAGGTTATATCATATTAAAACCTATGCAGAAAGAGAAGAAGATATTCTACCCAGCCCCATTGTCGTCATTCAGTCGTTTATCTCTGTCACTACTTCGTCCGAATGGTTCATTGGTCAACTTTAGTTCTGACAATTACAAAATATTGAAGGTAGAGTATGAACAGTTTAACGTTCATTACCTCAAAATAGTGACCAATGTATATTTTGATAAAAATGAATTTTTTGTTGGGGATGAAGTGATTATTCGTGGTCATGCGATGACTGTTTTAACTGAAGGTATGGATGATATATTGGTTCGTCGCTTCAACGATTTCATTAATAGAAATGAAGGACATGAAATCAAACAAATTGGAAGCGCCAACGATAACGGTTTTTTCAGAACTTTCTATATACAAGCACCAGGTGTTTTTAATAAACAAGAAGGTAGATTTGATATAGACAACACCGTGATTGTTACGCTTAACACTTACAACAACCAGATTGATTTCTGTGCTCCCAATATACAACCTAACGGATCTATGTTGAACTTGTCATTGCAAAACACAGTAGCATTAAAAATAACATCTGTAATAGATGATGCTGACAACATTCACACCTTGCAACCATTGTAAAAAACGACATCTCAAAATATATATTTGTAAATTACCTGTGTACTTTTGACAATTGTTAGTGTAAAATTGTTAGAACTTTTATTCTCCAACCAATCTGACAATTGACTTCGTAAAGTCAATATATGTTTTACATCTTGTTCATGAAGTGTCGTGGAATGTTTATCAAGTATAATGTTCAACTTGTCAATATAATTTTCGACAATATTTTTTGTTGGGCGACCTTCAAGGCAAATGCATGTAGATCGCTCACAGATTTTGCACATATCGTTGAGTGTAAGAACAATATTTGAAAAAAAAATCAATTTTTTACATCACGGTTGTAAAGATGACATAAATCATCAGAAACTATGCCCACAACATTTCTGTCTACTCCTCTAAGCTCTTTCCTGTTGTTGACCGTCCAAATAAATATTGGCATATTGTGCTCATCAATGGTCAAAGGCAGAAGTTTATGATGAACCCATATAGCATCTGCTGATGCTTTGAGGGCAATATCAGTAGGATGACGCATACATATGTTTTGGATAATTATACCTGTGCAAATATCTGGCAATGTTTGCTTGCACAACTTTACAAGGTTGTGATTGAAGCTAATAATCATACTTCTTCCAAGCATATTATGTTTTTGTATCAACTCCAAGGTTTTGTTCAAAAGCACATTGTTTTTATTTCCAATATCCTTCAACTCAAAAGCACAATAGATTGATTGGTCTTTAAGCCAGAGTAGTAACTCTTCAAGAGATGGAACACCATAAAATTCAAGGTCATACAGTTTTAAGTTTGCAACATGTCCCCTACCATTCGTTGTTCTGTTGATGGTTCTATCATGTATAACAACTGGATGGTTGTCAGCACTTAGTCTCAAATCACACTCTATCATGTCACAACCATTTGCCATAGCCTGTCGAAAGCCTATCATTTTATTTTCAGGGTGAAAGCCTCGATGCGCTACTTGCAAAATATGATCGCGTTCCATCAATATTTGCTTAATGTTTTGCATAGACATTGTTTGGGTTAGTTAGCGTTTGTGTTATGTAGATAGTGTTGATGTTATATTCATTTTTTATTTCTTCTGTTGATGTTCTTTGACGGCGTACTTGTAGGTTGAGATTTGACAATAGCCATTTTGCCATTGACTTCCTTGAGTTGTCCTATCTTTAGCAGTTTCCCACTATCAACATAAAGATCATAGTCATACACATTGTTATTGCTTGTCTTGACAAGGAAGTTACCAACTTTAGTTTTAATCACTTTACCATCCCAGTTGACTTGAACAATATCAGTCTCATACTGATAATCAAGTGGATCATCGGTAATGTTATGGTTGAAAACCAACTCATTCGTGTTCATGTTCGTCGGAAAACTGAAACACTTCACATTCTTGTGTTTCTTGGCATTGATTCCACAATCTAGTGCAGCTTTCTTGATCAAGTCAAGGATACTTTCAATGATAGAAGCCTTTCTCTTTGCAATATTGTATATGTATTCATCTGTAGAAAGTCCTTTATCTTTTGTTCTTAGAGTAAATGATTTATCAAGTTGTTGTGGTGATATTGTGGTGTAATATGTAAACACATCAACATGTCGCTCACTTGGTGGCAACGCAACATGTGAGCAAGTACGCACTGCACGACCGACTACTTGATCCATGCGCACATGGTTCCAATAAGGTTCAATGATATGCACTTGACGCACATTCTTTAGGGAAATACCTTCAGCACCGGACTGTGTAATCATAATGACCTTGATCAAAGAACCATGTAGATTTGTGTCCTCTTTTAATGACTTGAAAGAGTCTAACTTTCTTTTGATATTGTCTGGCAAAGTTTCAAAGTCAGAGTTGAAAATCTTCAATATAATCTTTGACTCATCATTGTTACCAGTGAACATTGCAAATTTTGGTTTATCAAGGTCAGCTTTATCAATATCAATATCCCATTCGCCACTGGAAAGCTTCTTCAATTTAAACTCTGCAAATCCATTTGCTTTTAATACAAGACCAAGCACACCCAATCCTTCGACCTTTCTAAACTGTGAATACACAAGGGCATTCCCATGCAAGTCCAAGACCTTGTCAAGAATATACTTGAACTTTGGAGAATACTTCGTGATGTTGTTGGCGTTAAGATATGACTGTTTTTGGTGCATATCATGTGATAGAGCATCAAGTGCTTTATTCAGTTCAAGAAGATATTCGTCACGTTCTACCTTCTTTGCGACGGATGATGCTGTTGCTGATTTAGATAGTCCTTGACCTTCTACGTCGTCCTCGTCAATTGTATCAAGTTCTCCCTTTGTCATGCTCAACTTGCTCGGGAAAGGACGTTTAATGTTTTCTGGAAACACAAAGTTACATATAGCACGAGAGTAAAATCTGTAGACTTGTCCTGTCGATGCAAACGGATTATCACCGTCTGTTTTATTCTTACTCAAACTCTCCTTTTTATGTTCTTTTGCTCTCGCCTCTTCATAGATTGGAAACTGATAATCCGTCATTGGCAATGCCACTTCATGTTTGGATACTGAAGGATACAATGCAGGTGAATACGTACTATAGAAGGATACTGTTCCAATAACACGTTTCATGAACAACTTAGGATTGGAAATCTTGTTTGTTCCAAAATTAATAAAATATCGATTGAATTCTTCTTGTTCCTCAGGTAAAGCTTTGTTATCAACAACTGTTCGTTTCAACTGTGGCAGTTTTGCAGTAATGGAGTTGAGAATGTCATTATGTGACAAGTTCTTTTCGTCTCTTGCCACAAGTCCATTATCCTTGCCAACAAGTTTGAAGCCTTCAGGCACCAATACCAGAAAGATTGCTTTTGCATTCTCGTCCAAGTTGTAATAGTCAATATATGGACTTGCTTCAAGTAGCGTTTTGATATCCTCCACAACAAAAGGTGAAGCCTTCATGAACTTCAGAGTATATGTTTTCCTGTATCCACACAATAAATTCACAAGGTATGCAATTTCATTTGGGTAGTTGATAATTGGTGTTCCTGATAAACAGATCAGCTTACAGTTCTTGGCATTCATCAACAGTTTGTAAAGAGCTTGACCAATTTGTCTTCCATTGACAATTTTGGAAATGAAGTTATGCACCTCATCAATAATGACACATTGATTGTCAAATGGGTTTCTTCCTCCTTCGGTCATTTCTGCAACAGCCTTTTTCGTGAGACCATTGTAGCTTATGAAAGTGAACCTATTCTTAATCATATTGTCAATTTGTTCAATGATATGATCTTGCTGTTCAATACTTAGTGAAGAGAAGTTATGTGTTTTATTGGCAAGAGGAACCCATACTCCTTCTCTTTTTGTTATAAACTTTCTATCAAGTGACATCAACTTGGACACAGCATCAACATCTTCGTTAAACTTTGTTGTTGGGACAAACGCCCAATGTTGCTTAAGTTTAAAAAACATGTTGCCACACTTCTTGATTTCGTCAATAAAGTTAGGCTTTAGAGACGCAGGTAACATGACGACTACGTTCATGTTTTTGAGTAGAACTTCAGCTGATGCCACAGCCGAACATGTTTTCCCTGTACCAAGGCCATGAAATACGAAAAGACCCCTGTATGGGCTATCATATTGAATATAATCTTTGATGAATTTTTGATGTGAGAATAGTTCTACACTGTCCGCTTTGTTGGCACATGCATCTTCTTGAGAATCTTTGTTTTGTGCTTTCCTTGTCTTTATGGATGGGTTGTTGAAACTTATGGCATCATACTTGAAGGTTTCATCAATCCAGTTGTTGAATCGAACGCGGTTTGGAAGAGACCATGCCTTTGGGGTTATGTTGATGTCAAACATGAGTTTGTTTCCTTCTTCAATCAATCGTTGTATGTTGCTTGCAAGCACCATAGGAGATGTTTAATAATATGGTATAAAAAAATATATATAAAGGCGGTTACATGAGATTACATGTATGGATAAAGTTCCTACAAGGGTTTTCATGCGTATTGATCACAGGGAATGTGCAATCAAACCCTTGATAACTTCATTACTGGAAAAGGAAAATATCAATTATAGCTTAGAGAATCTAGAGTGTGGTGACTTTATAATAGAGGTCGATGGACAACCACTTCTTGTCATTGAAAGAAAAACAATCAAAGATTTGTTGGCATCCATTAAAGATGGTAGATTAAGGGATCAGAAACGCAAAATGATTGAACAATATGACAAATCCAAAATAATGTATCTTATTGAAGGTGTATTATCCTTCCAAGAGATGCCCAAGGGTTTTACAGATGTTGAATATAAGTCGCTAAAAAGTAGTGTTATAAACACACAAGTGCGAGATAAGATGACTGTTATGCAAACGAATGACCTTCAAGAGACATGTGCATATTTATATGATGTTGTATATCGTGTCTACCAAAACCCTTCAAAATACTGTTTGGAAACCACTGGAGAATTGTTGCCAGTACAACAACCTATTTCTCTTAATGGTGCTATAAAGAAAAAGACGACACGAAACGAAGTATTTATTCAACAGTTATGTCAAGTATCTGGGATAAGCCATAAAACGGCTGAAGCGATTAGTAGAGAATTCATTGACATGAAGACATTCTACGAGTCATTGTTGCCTTTGGATAATGAACAAAAATTGAAATTACTTAAAAATATATACTTGAAAGACAATAGACGTATCAATAGTAAGGTAGCAGACACTATAGTTCAATATATGTTTTGATGGAAACACCTTACAATCCAAAGAATATTTTGGTAGATGCAATTGACGTTCAACAACTATTAAATACATATGATGTCACAGATACAATCAATGACATAGGCATTTACAGGAAGGCTTTTGTGCATAAATCATATTGTACGAGAAAGAATGATAACTTCATCAATGGTAACATAGAGTGTCCAAGTAATTGTTTGCCTTTACAAGAGGAAAGTAATGAGAGACTTGAATATCTTGGAGATTCAATTCTCTCCAAGGTTGTTGCATCGTATCTGTTTGAAAGATACCCAGATGAAAATGAGGGCTTTTTAACAAAGATGAGGACAAAACTTGTTAATGGGAAGATGTTAGCACACTTATCAGATATAGTTGGTCTTAAGAAATACATTATCCTATCTAAACAAATAGAGGATGCTGATGGACGCAATAGCATCAATATTCTTGAAGACGCATTTGAAGCCTTCATCGGTGCAATCTACATAGATTTCAAGGCTAATGGAGATAGAGTTGTAAGTCGTTGGATATTGAGCGTGATTGAGAGCAATATAGATTTTGCTGACTTAATACGGCATAACACTAATCATAAGGACACATTGTGCAAATACTTTCAACAGAATTATAACTACATTCCCAAGTTTCTAGAGAGCAAGGTTGAAATGAAGAAAAATCAAAAGGTTTATACAATATGTATTAAAGATGAACACGGCTCCATCATAAGTGTTGGCAGTGGTTCAAGTAAAAAAGAAGCTGAAAATGATGCAGCCAAAAATGCACTTGAAAGATATGCCTGTGAGTTCAACAACTAATGATTATTTATTTTTATTGATGTTATTGATATTGTCAACTAAGTGCAGTAATGGACTCTGAATATCTTGCATATGGCAATACACATGATAACCTTTATCAAGAGCTAGTGGTGTCTTTGAAACATTATAGTTTCTGTGTATCTTAGGTGAAACACTTATATCTTCCATGAAGAATTTCAAACCACAATGTTCAATAGCAAATGAAACAATGCCTTTCACATCTTCTATCAAGAAGTTATGGTTGATAACAAGATTATTTTTGAGTATCTCAACATTGACTTGTTGTTTAATATCAATCGTCAAGATAACGGTTGTTGATGCTGATGTAGAGATAATAATGCTAACATGTGTTTCAGTTCCTAACCAAAACTCTTGACATAATTCCCATATTTGTTGTTCCCTTTCTGTAAGGGCAATATTTTGTATAACTTTGTTCAAAGTATTTGTAATGTGTTCATGTGAGTAAGTGTTTCCAGACATCTGATAGTAGAACATCAACAACACATTCATGATAGTTGTTTGTATGCCACTCACATTGACATTTTGCAATATCCGCTCACAAATGTGTTGACGACTTTTTTGTGTCGTCAGTGTGTTACATGCATCCTTTGCATTCTTCAGTATGTTGTCAAAAATGAATGTAGCGTTTTTCAAAACTTCTTTTTTTGCTCGCAAGGATACTCCTTGAGTTTGCTTGCATACCATACCAAGTTGCACCTGTGAGACAATGTCTAAATTATTTGCTATGAGTTCCAACATCTCCATTGGTATTGATTTCATTGTGATGATGTATGGAGTGTGTGTTGTTGTGTTGTTATTGTATTGAGCACAGTTTCAAATTTTGTTGCACCACACAAGAATACAATTATGTTAGTAATATAATAATAATGGAGTTAGAGAACATTGCAAAGATTATATTTATTGTGTTTGTGATGGTGTTATTTGTATTTATCATACTTTCTAATACCGATACAAGCAAAGTTAATCAATCAACCAAGACAGTGAAGGAAACTGAACATTTTGAAAACCAGCCTTCCAAGCAAAAGAGTAAACCTATTCAAGAACGCATCAAAACAGCATATATTGATATTTTTAGCATGCCACCGACAAAAGATGAGATTGCTTTCTATGTGCGTTTTTTCAAGAACAAGCAAGAACCATCCGAGCAATATCTTCAAGAGGTAATATCAATAAGCGCCCCTACCTTAAAGAAAACTTTGCAAGTTGGTCAACCAATTACCAAAAAAGAACTTGCTGATGGCACTGAAGATGAAGTATTGGCGATATTCAATGAGATTCTCAACAGAAATCCAACTCCAGAAGAGCTCGAGTTCTACTCAAAAATGATCAAGACAAGTCCTGCCCAAGTTGAAAAGATGAAGATATTGCTGTTGCAATCACAAGAATATAGGATGTTGCAGAAGTTGCAAACAAACAAGACCAATGCTTTGACACTCCGTGGGGTTACTGATAGACAGATAGCATTTACAGTTACACGCATTTACAAAAGTTTAGCCCAGACGGATGAAGATATCGATGAAGAAACCTTGGGCTTTTTGAAAAAGAAGTATGTTGAATTCAATATGGATGATGTCATGTTTAAGAAGTTTGTTCAAAGCATGTTATCTTTTAAAGCAACATCACCCTATCAAACGAAATCAATGAAAGCGACAACACAAGCCAATCAACATGATACAAGTGATACTTTTGAAACAAGAAGAAGAGCAAATGATAGTGTGACATCATCCCTTGAAAACAAAGCGTTCTCATCCAACGAAAAAGGAACGAAAACTGCAGACACATCAAAGATGATGTGCGAGATAGAACAAAAATCAAGATCACAGTTTCCAAGGAATAGCGAAACAGCTTTGTCTAACGAAATCAATAATCGCAACAGAGATGAGCTTAAACAAGTATGTCAACGCAATAAAAGATTTTCGCAGTTCACAGATGATGACATGGTGCTCTTGAAAGACCAGTCATGGACTGTGCCACAAAAGCATCCTCCAGTGTGTGTTGGAGGCGATTCATCATTCAACCCACTCATGACGCAGTCTTCTCTATTGGGAACTTTATTGACGGAAGCAAAGTAAAATGTTATTCTATTGTGTTTTTTTGTATGTTGTCAAGGTCTTGTGTACTGCATTCAGTAGGCTATCTGGACTTGCAATATCACGTACATCATCACTCAATTGCCAAATAATAACACCACCCAAGTCATTATCTACAATATATTTCATTTTCTCACTTACACTGCGAGGATTGTCATAACTCCAAACTTCTTTTGTAGTCTCCTTCACGCAATATGGTACTTTTGCAACATCATCCCAATACTCAGTATATTGTTTATTTTTGATGGCTGGAACCAAATCTTTCCAGCAACTCAATCCTGGTTCTCCCCCCTTCTTCTCACTTAAAGTTTGTCCAGCTCCTGCCACCGATTTACCAAATATAACAGGTGCGTTAGGTTCAGCCTTCAATTGTGCCCAGCCACGAGCGTAAAATGGGCAACCAATTGATACTTTTGAGGAAGGAAAGTATGTTAAAGCTGTCTTCACTGCGTCATGAACATTGAAACCAGCAATGGAATCACTTTGTGATGGATTGGGATACAAACCACTTAGATGACCACCATCTCCCCAAGAACCATAGAAGTCATAAGTCATAAGATTAAATTCATCAATATAAGATGCCGAATCTTTGTACTGATCAATAACCGTTTTGTTAGCACCTGAAGCAACTGAAATACCAAGTCTCTTGGATGGACTCTTTGCATCCATTTCAGCACGTAGTTCTTTGAAAAACACAGCAGCATTTTTGCTATCATTGACAGTATCAACGACATTGTATCCAGCCCCTTGTTTTCCTGGATACTCCCAATCCAGATCCAAGATATCAAATTGATATTTGACCAAATAATCTACACAGGTTTTGACAAAAATAGAACGAAGTTTGGGGTCAGCCATAACCTTAGACATTGTCCAAGACAAAGTCCATCCACCAACAGATAACCCAAGTTTTAGATGTGGATACTTTCGTTTTAGAGCCTGCAGTTGTGGCATTTGTGTTTGAAATGCATATTCATCATGAATTGCTAATGCTCCTTCAGGAAGTTGTGGAGGTGGATAATATGGCTTGGGTGGAAATGGGTAATTTTTCTTAAGAATTTCATAATCAGCAACTGATGGATTAGGTAAACAGAATGCATACAAAACATGCGTGAGTTTATCTCCTGGGATGTCAGAAACAGCATACGCTCGGTCGTACATGTCCCATTGAGCAAGATAACCAACAATCCTCTTGGAAGACTGTGAAGATGTGGGAGCTGGTGTAGGAGTTGGCGTAGGAGTTGGTGTGGGTGCTGGTGTAGGTGTAGGTGCTGGTGTAGGAGTTGGTGTTGGCGTGGGAGTTGGTGTGGATGATGGTGTAGGTGTTGGTACAATAATTACCTTTGTATCTTTAGTAGTCACTCTTAGTTTCTTGTCATCTCCTGTGTACTCAAACCCAGATGTAATTGTTTGTCCAGGGTTGATGATGTTATTCCATTCTTTACCAGATACAGTGAGTGATGACTTGTTGGTTACCGCTGTAACTTCCCATGCATTTATTACAACAATTCCTTTCACATCAAGTTTAATTGTCCAATCACGTACTGGTGCAGTTGATGTATTTGTTATAGTAATAAGACCATTACCAGCGTTTCCCCAGTTCTCAGTAGATCTCAAGTTTACTTGAAACATTGATACAATATATTGATATATTTTTCTTAAATAAAAAAATTGAAACAATCATTAAGATTCCTATCACTCAATCATACAATATAATATTGTCAATACAAATTCTAGCGACAACTTCTATCGTACTCTTTTGTGCATAAACATGAACTCATATGATGTATTCAATGTCTATGAGGATTACGAACCAGTGTTTGGAAAGAACTACTTCAACAAAGATAGCACTCCACCAAAAGGGTTTGATAAAATTTCCTTGCTTATTCCACTTTACAATGAGTCTGTAGATGACTTGAAACGAACGCTTGGAGATTTGCACAAATGCATTATGGAAATGAACAAGATTGGAGGAGGCTGTGTGCATATCCTTGTTGTTCTTGATGGGTGGAGTGCTACGCACGAGACTATCAAAAATTACATAAAAGAACTATACCCAGGTATTGCTGACAGGATTGATAATATTAAACAAGAAAACAACAAGGTAGAAACTTATGTTGTCCAAAAACTTGTCAATGACGAAGTTACATATACAACTATAGACGAGGATAAGAACCTTAAGCTGTCCATGCTCATCAAGCTGGATAACAGGCGTAAACACAATTCTCACGCTTGGTTTCTTGAGTCGTTTGTCCAAGAAATGGAGGCGGAATACATATTCCTTACAGATTGTGGAACACGCTTTGACAAAAAATGCTTGATTAACCTGTATCGCGGTATTCAAAATGACCCTAAATGCTCTGCTATATCAGGCAGACAAAGGGTTATGACTGCGGCACAACAAGGAGCAAAAGATGATATACGAGGTTTTATGTATCGTTGCATGCAAAGGTTCGATTACGAAGCATCATTGGCAAGTTTTGTGGGATGTTTCAGTATCTTTGGAATGCTTCCCGTCATTCCTGGTCCTTGTGGATTTTATAGGTTAGACGCAATTTGCGATAAAGCAAAAAGAGCTGAGTTGAAGACTGGAATAGTGAATGCTCGCGAATTCGCAAGCAATGAAACCGTAGTCACGATCCCTCATAAAGAAAATGATGGCAACTACATTGATGCTATCGACTTCTACTTGAAAACTGTATCACTTAATCCTGATGAAACAGGAATGTTAGTAGGAAGTTTGCTTTTGGCTGAAGATAGAGTACTATCTTACGCAGCAGTGTTGAAAACAAAGACACATTATAACACCAAGTATGAACCAAATGCATGCTTCTACTTTGAAGCAGAGACAAATCCAACAACACTTCTTCAACAAAGAAGACGATGGATAAACGGAACAATCGCAGGTTATTTGTGGTTGTTTGGTAATATCAATCTCCTTCTGCAATCGAAACTCTACTTTTATGAAAAAGTATTCTTGACTTTGTTGGTTTTCTCGCAAATAATGATGTTTCTTGTAATGGCATTTGGTGTTTCAATCTTAACTATTGGCATTAGATACCCTCTTCAAACATTCTTCAATCTCAAACCATTGTATGTTGAAAGTACGGTTGGAGGATATCTTATTCTATACGTTGCTTTTGTGTTTCTTCACTCTTCACCAAAAACGAAGAGGAAGTTATATACGGTTCTATTTGACGTTATCACCATAGTGAATATGTTTGTATCAATGCTTATGGTACTTTCACTTGTACAGAACGTTCTCCAATATGAAAACATCATGAATGTTGTCATTGTTGGAGCAAACTGTGTGATGCCGTTTGTTCTTGCAGCAATGCATGACTGGACTTCACTCAAGTTAATGATTGTATCTGTAATTCAATACGCGCTTCTACTTCCAACTTTCACAGCATTTCTATCTGTGTATGCGTTCTCGCGTATGTGGGAATTAACTTGGGGAAACAGACCAAGTGATAAGTTGCACACCATCGCTAAAAAGAAAACAGAAAGCGAACTCCAACAAATCAAGAACAACTTGATTACAAATGCACGTGGTGTTGCTTGGACTTTGGTAGTATTCAACATCATCCTAAGTCTTGTCTTTTACCAAGCACAAAGATACAGCATATTCATTACGATTCTCCAGATTTTCATCTTTGCTTGGTCAACGGTTCAAATGCTACTCTCATTCTCATACTTCATTTACAAAGCAATTGCAAGAATATTCTCATGCTTTGGCAGATGTTGCTTGGTATGTAGCACATCACAAACCAAGTTGGACTTGTTGAGGAAGTTTCACAAGGACAAGGAGTACAAGAAACACATTGAGTTCATTAGGTCTGAAATGATAAAGCCAAGCGAGAATTAGAGTGACGAAGCTACACTCCCAAGTGTAATGAACAGACACTCTGAATAAACATATTATCATATCTTTTTTATTGTATCATGGAAACAACACTCAATATCAACAACTAAAAAATAACAAAAACAACAAAAAAAATTGATTTGTATATAAGATTTACTTCTCATAAACTATATAGAAACAAGAACAATGGCACTTACAGCATTCAACATTAAGAACTGTTTATTGTGTGTTCTTTGTTTGACACATTATGCAAATGTATATGCAGGTAGATTTGTTTCACACAAGAAAAGTGCTGTTGGCTACATATCAACTGATGGTTTATATGGAAAACATCACGTATCTTATGGAGACACACCATCCCCCATTAGCTACTATGGGTCTCCATTGGTTTCAGATGGATATTATCACACATCACCATCTATTGGAGGGTACTATTATACATCACCTCCATTACCACCAACTCCACCACCAACTCCAAAGAAAACTAAAAAATCAACAAATGCACTTGCATTAGGTCTTGGATTAGGTTTGGGACTTGGTGTTCCATCTTTGCTTGCAGGGGTTGGTTATTATATTTATAAACACCCAACAGTATTACCATGGATGTGGCGACCACTATAAGTAAGTTAGTGATAACTTTTTTTTTACTGTAATTGACAAAAACATTTTTGTCATTTCCGATGTGATGTTCTTGATATTGGTAAAGTTGAGCAAAATATGTATTGGTTGTGAGCGAAAAACCATATTCCCACCAAACACATTAAAGAACCGCTTGTCTTTCTTGTATCTATAG